GCGGCCTGCGCCATGTAGCTGCCGTAGGCCGCATCCAGCATGCCCGCCGGTTTTGCCAGCCCGTCCTTGAACTTGTCCACCTCCCAGACCATCTGGTCGGGGTGATCGAACCCTTCTTGCTGGGCAAGGGTTTCCTGCAAGCGCGTACCCTCGGCTTGTTGCAGGGCAAGGAACTGTGCGCCCGCCTGCTCCTGCTGCCAGGCCATGTGTTGCTTCATATGCGTGGAAAGCGTGGTTGTCCAGCTTTCCATCAGCTTTTGCTGCACCAGCGCATCGACCGCCGCGTCCCCGGTGTACACCCCTTGCATCTGTTCGGCCAGGTACTGGCGCATCATTTCTGGCCCTTGCTTGCGCAATTCAGGCATTGCCCGCGTGACCTCGGTACTGGCGTTTGCCAGCTCGACCATTGCGCTCATGGCCTGCGCCCCGCGCACGGTGGCGCTTGGCCCAAAAATCTGCGTGTACCACGGCTGCTCGCGCTCGATGTCCATCAGCGCTCTGCCTTGCGCCACTTGCGCAACACCGTTGGCGTAGGCCTGTTGCTGCTGGCGCTCGATGATCGGGGCCAGCGCCCCTTGGGCCATGGTGTTCAGCGCTTGCAATGCCTTCAGGGACACGTCCGCCGCCTGCTGGCCTGCACGGGCAAAATCGCCGCCGCTCGCTTGTGGCGCGGGGGCACGACCTGCGCCGTCAAGGGTGACTCGCGGCCCTTGCCCTGCGGGCGCGGGCTGGGTCATCACCGCGCCGCCGTCGGGCACGGAAAAGGTAATTGCCATCGTTGCTCCTACGGTATGCGCCAGCTTGGCGCGGGGTTCTGCACGGGGAAGGCTTGCGCGGTGCTGCGGGAAAACGCGCCGGATTTGATCAGCGCCCCGGCGGCGTTGCCGATGAGCTGCGCCCCGCCGCCGCCCAGAAAGTCGGTAAAGAGGTTGCCTTCTGTTGCGCGGTACGGGGCCTGATCGACGCTGTAATCAAGGGTCGCAAAGCTTTGCCCCGCGTCCCAGGCCTGCGCCATGTCGCCCGTCAGCCCCGCCCGCTGGGCCAGCATGTCCCAGGTTTGATACCGGGCGTTTTGCTGCGCCGTAGAAGCGGCGCGGCTTTGCGCCAGTTGCAGCGTCTGGTGCAGCATGGCGCTGCTGGTGCCCCCCGCCCCGCTGGCCGCCGCCTGCGCCCGCACCGCCCCCAGTTGCTCGGCAGCGGCAATCTGCTGGTTCAGGCTACCGGTAGCGATCTGGTCTTGCAGGCGGGCCAGGTTGGTTGACAGCGCGTTAACCGCCTGGCCCCCGGCTCGCAGGCGGTGCTGGTTGCCTGCGCTGCGCATGAAGTTGCTCAAGCCCGCTTGCGCGGCAGTGAAATTGTTGTTGGCGCGGCGCACCGTATTGGCCGCCTGCGCGTTGGCCGCGTCTATGGTGCGCTGCGCTTTGACTGCGCTGCGCTTGGCATGCCCGCCTGCCATCGAACCCAGTATGTTGATGCCCTGCGCGATGGCAGTCCCCCAATCCATGATTACACCCTCCGCGAGTTAAAGAATTGCTGGCCCGCCCACTGCACGCCGGTCAGCGTCAGGGGCAGCCACGAGCGGGCGCACACTTCCAGCGCGTGCTCGGTAGTGCTGCGCCCTACGGGCGCGGACAACGTGGTCGTGGTAATGGGCTGGATGCCCACCTGATTGTTTGACTGGCCTACCTTGCGCCCGTTGAACGACACCACTTGGCGCACCGCGCCTGCCGCGTGCACGTACGCGTCCAGCGCCCCGGTGTCCGACACATCCAGCGCGTAGCGCGAGACGGTCAGCCTGCCGCCGGTAATGGCCTTGTCGTTGTGGTCGCGCACAAAAGGCGGGGTCAAGACCACGCGGCTGGGGTAGGGTACCCCGGCGACAGCGGCAGCGGCCTCTTGCGCGTCCCATTGCGCCCACAGCGTGGCAAATTCCGCAGCACTGCCGCCCAGCCACGCACGCGGCAGGCAGGCGGGCAGCGCCACCGCCCCTTGCGCCACCGTGGCAGGGGAGTGCCAGAATCCCGCACCTGCCGCCAGTTGCAGCGCGGGGCGTTGCATGTCCAGATACGGCGTGCTCGATAGCCCGCCGTCAAGCTGGAACTGCTCGCAGGCCACCCACGTGCGGGTGGCGGCGCTCCTCAGGGTAAAGACGTACAGCGAGGCTTCGTGGCCGGTAATGCCGATCACGCGCCCGACAGCAGTATCCCACTGCCAGCGGCTCCACGAATCCCACGCCCGCGATTGCGTGCCGGGCTGGTCGATAAAGCGGTACACGTACAGGCCGTTGTCCACGCCGTCGGTACGCACCACCAGTGCCCCTGGCACCGACAGCGCCACCAGCTCCACCGGTGCCCCGCGCAGGTAGCGGGCCAGTTGCTGCGAGATGCAATACGTCTCGGGCGCGTCCTCTACCAGCCCCAACTGGAACTGGTGGATGCGCCCGGCCCACGGCGAGGGGCCGGGCTGATCTGCCGCGCCCGTGCGGGTGGCGTAAAACAGCAGGTTGCCCATGGTAACGGGCGCTGCGCCCGTGGCGTCCTGCGCCCGCGCTGCCGGGGTGATGCTGGCGGTAGCAGGGGTCAAGGCATTGCGCCCCGATACGGTGTACTGGTGGCTCTGGCCGAACAAAAATAAATCCTTGGTGTACACCACGCTGTGCACCAGCACGTCATCTTCAGCGCCCAGCGCCACCATTTCGATAGGGTCATCATCCTTTAGCGTGAGCTTGGAAGCGCGAAACCAATTGAAGTAGTCGCCGGTGCGGCTCATAAAGAGCACGCCGCCTGCGGCAATCACCAGCCTGTCCATAAAGACGGTCAGGTGCGTGATGCGGCGGCCAAAGAAGCCCGGCACCGCGCCGATGGCGTGCACATCGCCGCACACGCTGGGCGCGTACTGCGGGACAATCTCGCCCAGCAGGGCGGCCAGCGCGGCAGGGGAGTGGGCCAGATAAAAGGTTTGGCCGTCGGCGCTCACCGCGCCCAGCGCGAACACCTGCCCCGGTGTGATGACCTGCGCGGCCCCTTCCTTCCAGACCACGGTTTGAAAGTCCGATGAGCCGCCGGTGTCAGCATGCGCCACCATGTAGTACGGCTCGGCTGCCCCGCGTGGGGTCACGCGCACCACCTTGCCGGGCTTGTGCACGGCGGACAGTTTGGCCGCGTCATCGACTTCACGCGCCACGGCACCAAACGCGGTGCCGTCCCCGCCGTCGCTGGCCGAGACCGCCGCCGCGCCGGTGAGCACCACGGTACCGCCTACCCGCGCCGCCGTGGTAAAGCCCTGATCAATCAGGGCGTCCACCAGTTGCTGGGCGATGTGCTGCGGGGTCACGCTGGCTGCCGCATCCCCTATCCACTTGTTCATCGCCGAGTTGTACGCGTGCATGCGGTCGTTGACTTCTTTTTGATAGTTGTTGTTGCCTTCCAGCTCAATGTCAGAGGTGTCCAGCAACTCGGGGTAGCTCGAAGCCATCGTGGTGTAGCTGGCCGTGACCACCGCGCCGGTGTCCGCCCGCTCGACCTTGAGCGTGTAGGTGCGGCTGTAGGCCCCGTGCTTGACTTCGGCCACCGCGTCCGTGGCCTTGGCGGCCAAGGCGTCGGACACTGCATAACCCGGCCCCAGGCTACTGGAAGCCAGCAGCACAAAGCGCCCGGCAGCGGTCACGGCACAGACGCCGCCGTGCGTCCACGGGGCAAGCGCGGCAGGGTCGGACATCTGCACATTCACAAAGCGCCCGGTGTCCTTGTTCAGCACAAAGCAAAAGGGCAGGCTGTCCGCGCTGGCCCGCTCGCCTGCCATGTACACCAGGCTGTAATCGGTGCCGCTGGCCGTGAAGCTGTATTCGCGGTACTGGCGGGCGGTCTTGTACTGCGCATCGGTCAACACTCCCAGCCCTGCGACGGGTTGCTCGTGCAGCGTGCGGCTGCCGTGGCGGCGCGATTTGCCGCGCACGGGGTCGTCCACCATGTTGACCATCTCGGCGCTCTGGCCGGGCAGGCGCTCGGCGGGCACCTGCTCGCTGACCCCACGGGTGATGCTGGCGTAGCTGCCGCTAACCTTGCTCATGCAGGCTCCTTACCATTGGCGGTGCCGCCAGCGCGTCTGCGGGCCGATGCCGCGCATTTGCAGTTGCACCGCAGGGTTGTTCAATACATTGGGTTTGGTCTGGCGGATGTGCTCGGCCCGTAGCGTGGTCAGCACGTGCTGATAGGCGTGCGCCAGCCGGTTGTACTTGTCGCGGTCGGCGTCAAAATTGCTTTGAAAGTCCAGCACCGTGCGGGCGGCCAGCAGGTGGCCTGCCAGCATCGGCAGCTCGGTCAGCGCCAGTTCGCGCACCAGCTCCACCCGCACCGCGCCCGCGAACTCGAAGGTGGACAGGTAGCGGTCGTACAGGCGGTTGCCGCGCAGCACATACGCCGTGCCGGTGTCGTCCGGGTTCACGCCGATGGCGTCATTGGGCACGTACACAAAGCGGGTAGCCGCGTCCGGCAGCAGGGTCACGAGGTCGGTATTGAACCACCAGCCAGGGGCTTGCTCTTGCGTGCTGGCCGCCTTGAGCGCGGACAATGCCGCCGCAATGTACGGCTGGTCAGCGTCCAGCGCGTTGACCGGCGTCTCGCCCAGCGAGGCCAGGCACTGGTTCACAATGTCCAACTCGGAAACGCGCATGGCCTCTCTCCTTGAAAATAAAAAAGCCCGCCACCGGTGAGGGTGACGGGCTGGGAAGGCAACGCGGCGACACGCTACGCGCATCGCCTTGCAGGCTTACGCCGCCTTGAGCAATCCGGCAAATGCCGGGTTGTTGGGCGCAACCCCAAACGAGGTGTAAGCGTCCACGAAGTACGACTTGGATAGCGGGTCGTTAAAGAGTTCGGTTGTCACCGGTATGGTTTCCCCGGCCAGCAGCGCTCGCGGCGAGAACACGGCGGCCACCGTCTTGGTGAAGTCGCCGTTATAGCCGTGGTTGTTGCCGTTGTTGGACAGGAAGTGGTTGGTGATGTTGGTCTTGGGCAGGTTGTTGCTGGTCAAGACCGGCACGCCGTAGATGGTCATGTGCTTGGTGCGGATGTCGGTGTTGTCGCTGGTGATGTAGGTGCGGTCTACCAGCCGGTCGTTCTTGAGCAAGGTATGATGCGCCTTGGGCGACATAACCACCACCATGCCATCGGTGATGGGGTCTACGTCCTTTTCCATCATGTCCACGAACACCTGGCCCAGATAGTCTTCCAGCGCCGAGGGGTCGTTTTCCAGCCCCGGCGTGGCAAAGGTCTTGACCGTGCCGGGCTTCCAGCCCGCAGGGTAGGTGGACATGTTGCTGATCTGCGCGGCCTTGATGACCTGAATCAGGAACGCCTCATCGTAGAACTTGGCCAGTACCTTGCCGTGTTCTTCGCCTATGTGCTTGCGGGCGTCATAACTGTTCTGGAACTCGTCTATCATCGGTACCGTGGCGCGGGCAGCCACTACCGTATCGACCACCAGCTTGATGCGGGCAGCCTGATTGACTGTGCTGTCCATAATCTGCCCAGGCACCAGCTTTTGCAAGGTGGATTCGCCGAACTGGAAGGCGGTAATGGTAGAGGTGCCGCGCACCGAGCGCGTGGGGATGAGCTGGCGCATGATGGAGCTGCGCTCAAGCGTGCCCTCGACGACACCGGTGTACTCCTCGACGTGCAAGGCCAGCGGGTTGGTGGCCGCAGGCATCGTGCCGATTTGCTGGTTCTGCCCGACTTGTAGATTGGCACCCGGGCGGGTAATGTTGGTAACGCTGATAGCCATGTAAGCTCCTTGTGTACGGGGCAACGCCCGTGGTGATGGCTGGGGGAAAGTGTGGTTTCGGGGGAGTGGAAATAGAAAAAGCGCCGGTCAGGCGGTGCTGACTGGCGCTTCAAATAAAGGAACCCCCGCAGTGGGCCGTTCTGATGAGAGGCCGCAGGGGGGTTGTTATGCAGGATTATAGCCGTGCTGTCCCGAGCAGGCCAGCGCAATTACCCCCGCCAGGCCACGCGGCGCGATTGCAACTGGCGGTACTCGGCGGTCTGCTCGAAGGTCGCGCCTTTGCTGCGCGAGAGCGCGGCCACGGCCTTGCCGTATTCGGCAGGCGAGAGCGCCCCATTGGCCGGGTTGTTGGCCCCGCGGGTGGCTTGCGGCTTGACCGCCGGTGTCGCGGGCGCGTAGCGGGTACCGGAGGCGGCGCGGTGTTGTTGCACCAGATACGCGGCCATCGCCTCGGCGGTGATGCCGCCTGCGTCCAGCGCCGCGTTCACCGCGTCGCGCTCGTGCGGCTCGGCGTTGTCCGCCGCCCACGCAAGGGCTTCATTCCACGCTTGGGCGCTGCCTGCGGCCTGTTCGGCGATTTGCTGCACGGCGTTGATGCGCTCGGCTTCTTGTGCCACCAGGTGCTGGTAGCCTGCTTCGGCCAGCGCCACGTGAGCCTCCCAGCCGGGTACACCTTTTTCGGCCAGCAGTGCCTTGAGTGGCCCAAAGTCACCCGTGCCTGCGGTCACAATAGCCGGGTGTTCAGCCCCCAGCCCGTGCTTGCCCACGAACGCCAGCGCCATATCCAGCCCCGCGTGGCCGGTGGCCTGGTACTGCGCGGCAGGGCCAAAGGTGGCCGGGGGCGCGTCGCCGGTATCCGTTGCGTCATGCGCAGGCGCGGGTGCGGCGGGCGGCTCTGGCGCAGCCGGTAGCTGGGTGGCGGGCAGGTCAGGGGCAGGGGCGTCAGGCGCAGCCGTGGCCGGTGCCGTGGGGGTGTTCTGGTCGATTGCGTCCATAGAAATCCTTAGGGTTGTCGGGTGACGTTACCGGCCACCGCCGAGGCGACGGGGCGGGCCACTTGTTGCGCGAGCTGCGCGGCTTGTTCGTTCTCAAGGTCTTGCTGCTGTTCTTCGGCAGACTTGATGTAAGGCGTAGGGTCTACCCCGCGCCCGGTGAACATCTCGCGGGCCAGCGCGTCCAGCTTCAGGGTTGCCATGACCTGCGGCGGCATGGCGGCCATCGCGGCCAGGTCGGCCAGACACAGTTTGAGGTTGTCCAGATCGCCGTTGCGCGAGAGCGCATCCAGCCCGGTGATAACCGTAGGGGTCAGCTTGGTGCCCTTGAGGTCTACCTTGATTTGCTTGAGCAACCAGTACGCGATGGGCAGTTGCAAGTCCACGGCCAGACGCGAGTACACCCCGCCCAGCGCGGTTTCCAGCTCGCCCGCCTGCATGCGGATTTCCTCGGCAGTCACGCGCTCGGCGTCACGCACCACGGCGCTGCCCAGCAAAAAGAGGTTCGCCAGCCGCTGGGTGTATTTGGCGTTGGCCGCGCCTATGTGTTGCAGGCTGGCGGCGGTGCCCGTGACCAGCGGCGCGATGTCGCCCTCTACGCCGGGCAGCGCCGCGCCGTTGTTGCTGGCTTCCAAATCCTCGGGCTTGGTCATGCCAGACGGGTTGACCAGCCAGCGAAACTGGCTGGCAAGTACCGCCGCCTCGACCTCGGCCTGCGAGAGCGCGGACAGTGCTGCAAAGTCCCCCGCCGCCTGCTCGACCAGCCCGGTGCCGTAGTCGTTGTCGTCGTGCAGCTCCCACGTGAGCGCACGGTAGGGCAGGGTGTTGTCGTCGTACCGGCCCTCGAACTGGCGGCCTTCGAGCCGGTAGTCGTCCACGTGCTGGGTCTCGATGTAGTGCCCGTCCACCCAGCGGATGTCGGTGTAGTGCGACACTGTCGGCGCTTTGACGTCGCCGTTGACGCGATGCACCTGATAGCGGCTGCTGGTGTTGATCAGTTGCGCTTGCGCGGCGTCGGCCAGCTCGTCGAACAGCACGTCTTCTTTGACCACCAGCCGCACCACACGGCCAGACTGGCTGCGCTTGACGACATACCGGCCGATGCCCACCGCACGCAAGTTGTCTTTCAGAATCAGCAGGCAGTTGCCGGTGACGATCATGTGCTTTAAAGCAAGGTACAGCTCGGGGCGCGCCGCTTTTTGGTCTAGCGTGCGGATGGCGTGCTTCTCGCCCACCGCCAGCGCGCCCTGGAAGGCGGCGGGGTCAAACCCTGCCTGCGCCTGCAAGTGCTGCTGCACGTCCTGCGGGATGTCCAGCCGAAAGAACGGGCGCGAGGGGGCAAAGAGCGCCAGCATCAGTTTGTTGGTCAGGTTGTTCAGCCCCTGTGCGCCTACGGACTGGTAGTCGGTTTGCAGCTCTTCGCGCTTTTCGTTGTAGCCGTCCGGCGGGCATAGCGTGGGCAAGGTGTACGCGGCGTATTTTTCGCAGCGGGCAATCAGGGTGCGTCGCTCGTTGTCCATCTGCGCCCAGGCGCGTTTGACGTTCATGGGGCTGCCCTCAGGTCAGGCGGATGCCCAGGCCGTGCGCGCTGGCAGCAGCGCCCCCTTCGGGGCGGCGGTACCTGCGCCGGGGCGCGGCATCCAGCGGGGTGCTGCCCTCAATACGGGTTTGCGGGGCCAGCGCGGCATCTTGCTCTTGCGCCCGTAGTCGCGCCGCAAGGTTGGCCTGATTGGCCGCCGCCTGCTGGGCAAGGGCCGCGCCTTGCGCCTGCTGGTTGGCTTGCAGGGCTTGCTGGGCAGAGGCTTGGCGGATGGCCGCGGCCTGTTGCTCGGCGGCGCGCCGCATCCCGCTGGAATCCGTGCCGAATATGCCGCCAACAACCTTGCCTATCGGTTTGAATATCTTTTTAAAAAAGCTCATCGTGTGCTTCCTTGAAAGTGTGGTGAGGGCGATCAGCCCATGACGTACCCTTCGCGCAAGGCTCGCAGCACGGCCTGCACGCCTAGCTGGTAGCCTGCCATGAGGTCGCTGGTGGCGTTAGTAACCGAGGGCGGGGGCAGGTGCTTTTCCAGCGCCTGGTATTGCTCGGCCGACAGGCGCACGACTACTTTTGTGGTGCGCCGTGTGAGGGCAGGGAACATTGAATCTCCTTGGAAATTGAGGGTGTCTTGCAGTGCAGCGATACGGGCCAAAGCCCCCTAGGCAAAAAAGTACTCGGACTGGCGCACGCGGCGCACGTCCAGTTGGCCGGTAGCGGGCGGGTCGGGCAAGCCTGTGTAATGATCACGGAACCACGTCAGCGGCTGGTGGTGTTCGTACATCTGCACAAAGGTCTCGCGAATGATCACGGCAAGCGTTGCTGCATCTGCCGCGTGGGTGCCGTAGTCGTCGTGTATCATCGCCAGCGAGCCGATGCCTTGTCGCGCCGCTTCATTGACCGTTAGCGTCAGGTGCGCGGCGTCCATGCTGTGCACGAAGTTGGGGGCGATGCCGTTCTGGTGGCGGCGCTTGTGCGGGGTGTCGCCTGCCTGCGCCACGGTGATTTGCATGCCACCCATGAGCATGCTGTTAACCCGCAGGGTGTCGGCCTCAAAGTACGTTTGCACCACGGGGAACCCGCTGGGCGCTGTCCAGCGTATGCAGTCCAGCCCCTGCCCGATCAGCTCGCCCGCGCATTGGCGCAGCCAGTCCATGGCGCGGGGGGCGGCCACTACCACGGCGGCAATGGTCGCCCAGACCAGGTGCGACAGAAAGTGTGCAGCCTTCATGTGCTCGCCCTGCGCGAATTCGGGCGCACACCCCTTTGCCAGATAGTCATCCACGATGAATTGGGCGCAGGAAAAGCGCGTCGCGCCATAGGGCAGGGTCATGACCGAGCGTTTGACGAGCTGGCGCGAAACGCCGTGCGCCTGCCATTTGCGGGCGAGGGCTTGCTGCGCTTCGGGCAGGGCGCACGTGTCCAGCGCGGCCAGCCGCTCCCGCACGCCGTCGGCCACCTGTTGGTAGATGTCGCGGGGGGCACTGGCCGGTGTCAGGTTGACGGCGGCCCCGCCCACTTCATCCCTCAACATGGCCGAAAAGTGCTGCAAGCCGTTGCATGACCCATCCATGCCTACCGGCAGGTGCGACACGAACGTGTCGGGGTTACGTTGCCACGCTGCGTACTCTTTGCACCACGCCAGGAACTGCATGGGTTTGTCCGCCTCTTGCCAGCCGTCGTGCGCGAGCGGGTCGTCGGCCATGTCCATGATGTGCCGGTGGTTCTCGTTGACCCACTGGATGCGCTGGGCAAACGACACTTTGTCTACGCCAAAGCGGTTCGCGCCGTCTACCTTGAACCACGCCTGCGCGGCGGGGGTGGCTAGCGGCTTGCCCTGGGCAAATCTTAGAAGCGCCCGTTGCAGGTCGCTGCCCTGCGGGTTCACGCCGGTGGTCACGGCGTACAAGCGCCCGCGAAAGTCCGCCTGGTACAAGAAGTAAATGACCGGGTACGCGGCAAAGCGACCGGCCACCAACAGGGCGTAGTGAAAGCGCTGAAACTTGGTGCACCGCGAGCGCTGATCGTTATGCCACTGGCGCATGTGCTGCTTCCAGGTGGTGAATTCTGCGGCTTGCACGTCGGTCATATCGGCGCGGGCCATCTCCCCGGTCAGCCACGCGGGGCGCGGCGGCGGGTCGGTGCGCTCAACCTGCACGATCTCATCGGTCTGTACTCGCGCCGCAATCTGGCGCACGGTGTCCAGCATGTCGGTGTTGATTTGCCAGCGCACCGCTTGCAGGTGGTTGATGGCGGCGCGTACCTTTGAGAGGTCTGCCCGCCGGTACACGTCCAGCACCTGCTTGCGATGGGTGCGGGGCGAGGCGATGCAGGCGGGCCAGAGGCGGCGCATTTGCCGCGTGTGGTAGCCGCCCTGATTGAAGGCCGTCCAGTCGCGGGGCGGCTCAATGAAGGGCACGTGCAGCGGCATGAGCAGCGCGGCCATCTCTTTGATGTTGCCGATGACCCCCAGCGCGGCATCCGAGAAATGCGCGGTAAGGTATTCGCGCATGCCGCCACCGAGCCGCTTTTCGCGGCGGCGCGATACGCTAATGAAGCCCAGCGCCCGCAGGCACTCCACCAGCCACGCGCCCGCCTGTTCGCGCATCCCCGCCGTCCATTCGGGCAGCCCCACATCGTGCGCACGGGCGGCGTTTTGCAAGACGGCGGTTTTGTACTGGGCGCTGCGCGAGTACCGGCGCTCCAGCGCGTGCGTAATCGCCCAGTACAGGGCATCGGACTCATGGGCAAAGGCGGTAAAGAGCAGTTCGCGGTACAAGGCAGTGCCCACTGCCCGCGAGAGTTTGCGGGCGTCGATGGCGGCCTTATCACTCATCATCAGGCACAAGGCGGTGTTCATGCCCACAAAGGCGATGGTGGTCGGCTCTAGCGGCTTGAGCAGGCCCACGTGTGCCTTGTGCCGCCCCGGCTTGCCGGTGGTGTCCAGCGCGTGGTGCACCGCGTCGATCAGCGGCAGCAGCCAGCGCCGGTACAGCGGGCGGGCGTACGGGGTGGTGTCGGCGCGGCCCGCCTGCTCGGCGTCCAGCAGGCGGGCCAGCAGGCGCTCGCGCCCGCCGCGCAGGATGTCGTATTCCAGCGCCATTTGCGGCGGCAGGGGCGGGCCGATAAAGTCGCAGGGGGCGGTACTGTCTGGCCGGTTCAATGCTTCTCCTTGGCGCTGCGGCGAGCCGCACGGGCGCGGGCGTTGCGCCGCGTGCGCTTCTCGTCGGGGGTTTTGAAGGTAGGGTGTTTGACGCCGCTGGGGTGGGCGGCGTGGTGCTCCAGGTAGGCCAGCGCGTTTGCCAGAAAGGCCAAGGGCGCTACCCCTTTGCCTACGCGGCGCGGCCAGTTCTCGATGCGCCCCAGCACGCTGTTGCACCAGCGGTGCAGGACGGCCCGCACATCCCCGCTGGCGTGGTCGTGGTCTAGAACGGCATCAATCTCAAGGGGCAGGCCACATAGCGGGCACTTACCCTGCTGTTGCCGCGTGAGCTTGGCTCGCACGGGCTTTAGCATGGATACGGTTAATCTCTGCACGCATCTCCTTTACACGTTTGATGAGTCGGCGGGCGGCCGCTTCGATCTCTTGGGTGCGCGACACTACCCACAGGAAGTCATGGATGAGCGCATCTTTGCTGCCGCGCAACCACAAGAGCGCCGCTTGTTCAACCAGAGCATCCGCCCACGTCGCCTCGTAGGTTCCTTGGTACAGGCGGCTGACAACCTCGAAGGCTTCACCGTTGCAGGTCGTGCCAGCCAGGTATTTGGCCGCCGTCTTGTCGCCGCAGCGCTTGCCCTCGGCTCGCGGCAGGCCGGGGATGTTGTCCGCCGTGTCCCCGGCCAGCATCTGCATCCAGAACCACTTGTGCCCGTACACCTGCCCGTTCGCGCCGATGACCTCGAACGCGCCTTTGGGCACTTCGGTCAGGGTGTAGTCGTGGATGTCGATGTGCAGACCCGCCAGCATGCGCATGTCTTTATCGGGCGAAGCGATCACGCACAGGCGCAACGGGTCTTCGGCACGGCGGCTGGCCAGCGCCATGCCGTCGTCGGCTTCGCGGTTGCGCCAGCGGATGACACGGAACAGCTCGCCCTCGTAGTCTTCCAGGTACCCGCGCAGCATCTCCCAGTTAAGCGGGCGGCCCGTGTGCGTGCGCTGTTGCTGGTACGGTTTCACCGTGGCAATCAGGTAGCGCTCGCCTTTGCTGCTGCCCGGCATGGTCAGGTGCACGCTGGCCCGCACACTACCGCTCATCTCGATCAGGGCTTGCACCTTGTCGCGCACGTTCTGGCGGGCAATGCCGGGCGGGCACTGCTCGCTGCCCGCGCAGCGGTAGGCCAGATAGTCGCCGTCCACGTGCACGGTGCGGCCAGCGACTACTTCAGGGACAATTGCGCTGCCTTGCGGGCAGGCCGCCGCTGCCCGCGCAGCGGCCTTGACCAGCCAATCAGGCTTGCCCATCAGAGCGGGGGGTCGTCTTCGAGATCGACCAGATCGACCAAGGGGTTATCCTCGTCGGCCTCGTCCTTGACCAGCAGCGCGGCTTTCTTGGTGGCAGGTTTCTTGGGTTTGGCGGGCGGAGCATCATCCGGCGTTTCATCCGGTTCGCCCACCTCGCCCAGCTCGCCTTCTTCGAGCAAGCGCTGCATGGGCGAACCTACCCAGTTCAGGGCAGTCTTGATCTTGTTCTGGATGACGTTCTTGCTGCGGGCAGGGTTGATGATCTTGCCGGTATCATCGCGCCGCTCGGGGAATTCGCCGTCTATATAAATGCTCGCCCATTGCTCCATGTCCGGGTTGTCCCAGAGGAAGAGCTTCAGTTCGGTCAGGGGTTCGGCTACCTTGATGGGCTTGACCACCACGTCGCCGGTCGCATCATCCATCACTTCCACCACGGGCGGGGTAATGCTGTAGCCGTCGTCGTTGCGCAGGCTCGCGTACACGCGCTTTTGCCCGCCTACTTCGTACTCGCGGTGGTGCACCCGCCCCCGGTAGGCGTTGCCCAGCAGTTCGGCAAAGTGCGTGGCGCGGCCCTCGTAGTTCATCTTGTTAAAGAGTTTGACGATGTTGGCCTTGATGTGGCGCGAGTCGGTCTCGGTAACGATCATCCTCACCGGCACGCCGTCCTTGACCGGGTAGTTCTTGCCGGACAGCTCAAAGACAAGCTGGATTTGTTTGACGCGCCGCGCCTCGCTCTTGAATTGGCGTTCGTGCTCGCCGATCTCGAAGTACCCAACAAAGCGCAGGTTGCACGGCCCGGCAGGCGGGGGCTGGTAGCCGCCGCCGCTGCCATCCGTGGTCTGGGTGAAGTCCTTGCCGGACTGGCGGGCTTTTTCTTGCAGTTTCTTGATGTCAATTGCCATGATGTTCCTTGGGGTGGGTGGGGGAGGGTGGGTAAAGGGGTTCAAACCGCCAATGAGGCGGGCAGTTTTTCGGCCAGCACGGTGATGCCTTTGGAGGTCACGCGCACGGCGGCGGACACTTCGTTCATTTGCGTGCGGCGGCTCCAAAACGGGGTGAGCTTGTGCGCCAGCCAGCCGCGTGCCAGTTTGTCCTGGTAGCCCAGCAGGTGGCCTTTGCCGCCGTGCCGGTACACCCAGCCGTGGGCAAGCAGCCAGTCCACGAGTTTGCCCGGCCCCACGCCCAGCGTTTTGGCGGCGCGGCGAATCAGGTACGTGCCGCTGTCCTCGGCGATGCGCTCAAAGACTTCGACCTTGGGCGCTTGCTCGGCTACTTGCTGCGCCAAGGCCAGCCGCTCGCTCTCGGCGTCCATGGCGATTTGCATGAGTTGCATGCGGGTGAGGTTGCGCGGGTCTAGCGCCGCTTCTTTGGCCTGCCGCTCGCATTCGATGAAGTACTGGCGGGCTTGCTTGCCTTTGGCGTTTTTCTCGACCATGGACAGTTCTTTTGCCATGTCGAGGGTCAGGTGGTATTCGA